AGTCCACGGCGCTTCTTTCTTGTAATGCCTTGATTCTATCGGCCTTGGATGTAGCCCATTCCTGGCCAGCATCTCCGCCCCATGCCGCCCATGCCACACGCCCAGGCGATGGATAGCCATCCTCGCCAAGACTGAATCCTTTGCCCTGCTTGTCCACCTCATGCCGGGCAAACCATGCCGACATCGTGATCACCGTGTCGGCGCTCAACTCATCACCGCCGAGGATCTGCCCAGCTCGCCTAGCCGCCACCTCGGTGCCGCCGTCGCGCCCCTCAGCCTTCCAATCCCGGTAGCGCTGCGCCTCCTCCTTCATGCCCTCGGTAGGCATCAGGTCGATCTCCTGCCCCTCAATCGTTGCCATCAATCTCCCTGCAACTGCTCGCTCAGATCTTCAGTCCCTTCCTCCTCGGGATAGTCCTCCTCCTCCTCGATCACCGGCTCGGTCTCCTCGAAAGGTGCCTCGGTGCCCATCGGCCGTGAAGCCTGCACCGCACCACCCTCGGTCACCTCGCTCGGATCAGTATCCGTGATGATGTTGAACTCATCGAGCATCGCCAGCTCGCTTTGGCGGGTGAGCATCACATCGTCGAGATCTCCGCCCTGCTCAGCGATCACCTGCGTCAAAGTCTTGAAGCCGCAGCGCACAGCGGTCTTGTACGCATCCACCTCCTTCTGCGGATCCACCCACTCCCAACTCCTGGGAATCCACTTGCTAGCGCGATAGCGATCAGGGTTGGTCTCATACCCAGGCAAGTTCACCGCACCGCTCAACACCGCCATCTCCAGCCATGCGTTAAACACCGGCTGGTGGAAGTTCTCGATCATGTACCGCTGCAGCACGCGGTACGCATCACGCTCCTCGAGCAGGCTCAGCCGGCTGCTGCTGTAGTTGCTCTCTGAGAAGTTCTTGCTGATGCTCTCAAAGCTCACGCCCAGGCCAGCAGCCACAGCACGCAGCATCGACCGGGTGAATGGCTCGAGCTGGCCGTCCGGTGCGTTCATGTCCGGCACCGTCACGCTCTGACCCGGATCGAGGTACTTGAACACCCCTGGCTGGAACTCGCTCACGCGCTCGCCTTCATACATCTCATCCGCCGTCAGCTCGCCCTCGGGACTGGTGATGAATCCCATCAGCGCGCTGCTAGCCCGTGCCCGCACCAGCTCGGCCTCCTCATAGCCCTGCAGCATGTGCAGCCGCATCAGTGCCGACGCAAACCACGTCACGCCCCTGGTCTGCCCAGGCCGTTCCGGGATGAACAGATGGATCACCTCATCAGCAGGCACCCGGATCCGGCGACCAGTCGTGCGCACGTTGCCGGCGTAGGTATCGCCCGGATGGTTCGCATAGAAGTGATACGCCTGCGGCCGCAAATACTGATCCACCTCGATGCCCATCCGCACCGTGTTACCATCCTTGGCCTGCGGCACATCGTCATCGATCAGGTAGTCCGCCTCCAGCAACTGAAGCGCAAACGGCACACGGCTATCGCCGAACGGCCGACGGATCATCCTGATGAAGATCTCGCCACTCTCCGCCAAGCTGCGCACCGCCAGCCGCTCGATATCGTGGAAGCCGAGCAGGCCACTCACGTCGCAGCGGTATTTGTTCATCCACTTCTCAAACGCCTCATGGATCTGGGCGTTCATCGCCTCATCCAACTTGCCGCCACGCAGCATCCGCACCTGGCTCTGATGCCGGATGCCGTGGCCGATCACGTTGTTCTGGATAGCGCGCAGCGCCTGCTTCGCATAGTCCGAGTCACGGCACAACTGCCGCGCCCGGTTGCGCAGTGCCTTAAAGCTTGACTTGATCTCGCTATCGGCGCTGGTGCCACTGGTCACCCAGTCAGCCGTCAGCCGGCTAACGCGCGCGCCCTGATACGCACGTTGCCGCGGCCGGATCGGCGCGAATCCCATTGCCTTGAACAGCCGAGTGCGCAGACCCATCAGAACCTCACGAACAGATTGAACGGATTGCCCAGACCATTGGCGATCAACTGAGCTTTCTGCTCACGATTCACGTCGGCCTTTAACTTAGTTTCTAAAGCCAGCAGATCCGTCAGGTCGTATTTCTTCAGGCTCCTGTTGCCGATGGTGTATTCCTTCGCCACACCACCGGAGACGATCGTGCGGATCGCGGCCTGCACCGCATCGAGATCCTTCTGCGCCTGCGACCGCCCATCCAGCGCTGCCGGCGTGCCCGAGTAGCTCAGCGCTGCCAACACCGTCAGTTGGCCGCTGCCCAGCGTGATCGTGCTGCCAGTCTTGGTCGCAACCGCCTGCCAGTACCAAGTGCCAGCATCGAACCCAGCGCTGGTGGCCGCGGCAATGCTGAACTCCCAGCCGGTGCCATAGGCAGTGCCGACCACGGTCGCGCCTTCGCTAGCAGCGTTGAACCGCAGGTAGTAAGTCAACGTATAGGCAGCACTGCTCACAGTGTTGCCAAGGTTGTCCACGCCCTCAACGTCCCGCCACTGGATCGTGTCGCCTGCTCTGATCTCGCTCGGGATGTTCACGGCCTACCAGTTGCTCACGTATCCGGGACCAGCCGCAGGCGCAGGCTGCTTCCTCGATCTTAGCTCCGGGTGGCGCGCCAGTTCTAGTCGTTTTTCAAGCTGATCCCAAATCGTTCTTCTGTCGTAGCGCTGATACATCAGATTTAATCCTGCATACGAGTAGACCAAAGTATCGAGCGCCTCGTTTCGTGCGCTTGCCTTCTTCACCCACTCGCGCGTCGGGAAGCCTGATCGGTTGTAGCGCAGCACCTGCTTTTCAGCAGTCAACTGCTCGAAATACTCAGAGGTGGCCTGCATGTGGAAGTGCAGATAGCCAGCTCCGGCTTCGTTGTGCTTCAGCCTCCCGAACAGAGTCGTTTTGATCGTGTCGGTGCCGACTGAATACAGCAGCGCACCACGCTTCAGCGTCTTGCCCTTGTAGTTCACGTCCACCTTGCTCGGTTTGCCGATCGGTGGCTTGGCGCGCTGGCTGGCGCCCTTGATCGCAATCACACCCTGTCGCCCACGCTCGCGCGCGTACTGGTACACCTCCGCCGAAAAATGGCCGCCGCTGTCGACTGCCACCACATCAGGCCGGAGCTTGCCCCCGCTGCTGTGCTCCCATTCCTTCAGCGCCAACTCATCAAGCTGCTTCCACAGCTCAGCGCGACTCGGATCGCCGTAGATCTCCTGATGGTCAATCAGCCATCCCTCCTCCTCACGCCCCCATGCCCAGACACTGATCGCGAGGCGATTGTCCTGTACGTCGACGCCAACCGTCAGAGCCAAACCACCCTCGGGGATCACGCCAGCCTCGTAGTGCTCGCATCGCCCCATCAATCCATCGGCGCTCACCTTGCTTGCATAGTCCTCCTCCCATGTCTCACCAAGCACGGTGTTGACCCAGGTCTTCAGCCGCGGCGCATCACCCTTGCTGCGCAGGAAGTCCTCGACGATCTCCTCCCAACTCTTCCATCCCAACGGGCTATAGAGCGACGACAGATGGAAGCCGGCGGTCTTGCCATCTCCCGGCGCAGTAGCCATCCATCGCCCAGCCGTCAACATCTGAGTCTTATGAGACTCATTAAAACGATCCTTGCAGTGCTCGCACTCATACAGCACCGTGCTCGGTTCGTTGTCATCCCATTTCAACTGCGGCCATTTCAACCATTGCATCGCCCCACAACTCGGGCATGGGCAGAAGTACCGCCGCTGATCACTTAGCAGAAACTCCGATTCGATCCGGCTAAACTCCTTCACCGTCGGCGTGCTGGTCATGAAGATCTTGCGCCGGCTGAATGTCGTGCTACGCCTCTCGGCCAGCGTCACAGGATCGCCCTCGCCGTCCACATCAGTAGGGAACGCATCCACCTCGTCGAGGAAAATGTGACGACAGGGCGCAGACCGCAACCCCGTCGCGCTGTTGGCGCCCGTGAGGATCATCATCCCGCCCGCCCACTCTTTAGCAAACATGGTGTTGCCAGAGTCCCGGCTCCTAGCCGGTGCAATCTTCTCTGACAGGCACGGCGTTTCGCTGATCAAGCTCTCCAGCCGCTGCTTGCTCAGGCGCTTTGCCATGTCGACAGTCGGCTGCACCATCAGCATCGGTCCGCCAGCGTGCGCGATCACATAGCCCAGCCAGTTGCTGCCCGCTTCCGTCTTGCCTAGCTGTGCGCCAGCCATCAGCACCACACGCTGCACTGCGCTAGTGGTGCTCAGTTCATCCATGATCTCCTTGAGGTAAGGCGTCCTGTCAGTTCGCCACGGTCCAGGCTCCGCCGATGCCTTGCCGCTCAGCATCCGATGCGCATCCGCCCATTGGCTCACCGTCAGCTCAGGCTCGAATCGCAGCGCCTCGAGGCAGCCATGAATCAGATCGTCAATCGGTGCTGCCACTTAGCCCCTCCAGCGCCTGACCGATTTCCTTCAGCAGCAAAGCATGGATCGCAGCCTGATCAGTCTCGGCGGCCACGATCGGTGCCACGCGATCCGGGATCGTGCGCAGCGCATCACGCACGCCCATATGCACCTTCGCCAGCCGCATCTTCAGCTCCGCCTTGTCGACCAGCTTCCCGCTGCGCTGCTTGAACTCCAGCTCGCTCAGCTTCGCCGCGAACGCTTCACGGATCGCACGGCTCCTAGCGAAGCTCGGCACCGCACGCTCATCCGCCTGCTGCCGCCGCAGGCTCTCATCCACCTGCGTGCCCGGTGATGCCCCACCACGGTCCGGTGCCTTCACCGATGCAATCTCCCGATCCAAAGCCTGCGGATCTGGAATCACATACGCCTTCCCCTCCCGCTTGATCTGCGTCAGCCTCCCGGCCTGCGCCCAGCGCGCCAGCGTCTGGTAGCTCTTCCCCCGGCTCTCCGCATACTCCTTCAGGTTCATGCGGCATCCTCAAGCGTCGCCAGCTTGCCCGTGAAGGCCTGCCATCGCTGCACAATCACATCGCAGTAACGAGGGTCTAACTCCATCAGCCTCGCCTTGCGGCCGGTCTTCTCACAGGCGATCAACGTGCTGCCAGAGCCGCCGAACAGGTCGAGCACGGTGGCCTTGCTCTTCGCAGAATTTTCCAGAGCGATCTCAATCAACGGGATCGGCTTCTGTGTCGGGTGCACCGTGCCAGTAGTCGGCCGGCTCACCGTCCAAACGGTTGTGGTCTTGCGGTCGCCGGCGTTGTAAGGCGTACCAAGAGAGGCATACCAGCAAGGTTCGTGCAGAAATCTGTAATGGGCACCACCAATGGCCGGTGCTGCAACTTCGGCAGTGCCTTCACGGCCTTCTCCTTTGACCCAAATAATTTGCTGCCTCACTCTGAGGCCGGCTTCTTTTAAGGCAGCAACAAATTCAGTAGTGAAACGATCTGCGTGCCAGACATACCAAGGGCAATCTGACGCGCAAACAGCCACTCCAGAAACAAAGGCGTCTCTTAAAAACTCCTGCAGATCTCCATCAGTCAACTCATCGTTCTTGATGCTTCGCCCAAGGCTGTCGGTGTAGCTCACTCCATACGGCGGATCAGTGAACACCATGTCGGCCTTCTCGCCAGCCATCAACCGCTCCACCTCTGTCAGCGATGTGCTATCCCCGCACATCAACCGATGCTTTCCCAGCAGCCACACGTCCCCAGGCTTTGTGATCGGCTCCTCCGGGATCTCCGGCACCGCTTCATCGTCCGCATCCTCAGGCGGCAGCTCCTCCACCTCAGGCAGCAGATCCTCCAGCTCCTCATCGCTGAAGCCGATCACGCTCAGATCAAAGTCATCCGCCACCAAGTCCTGCAGCTCAGTGCGCAGCAACTCAAGATCCCATCCAGCATTCAGCGCCAACTGGTTGTCGGCCAGCACATACGCGCGGCGCTGCCGATCACTCAGGTGATCCAGCACCACCACCGGCACGGTGCTCAGGCCAAGCTCACGCGCTGCCTGCAGTCGACCATGACCGGCGATGATCCCATCGCCTGAATCAACCAAGATCGGATTGGTAAAACCGAACTCCACGATCGACGCCGCGATCTGCGCAACCTGTTCCGCGCTATGCGTCCTTGCATTTCGTTCGTAAGGCTTAAGTCGATCTAAAGGCCACAATTCGATCCTCTGCGCCATCTGAATTGACAGCTTTGGTTCGTCAGTCATGGCTTATTGCGAATGCGTCTCATTAAATCAGTTCTAGAAATCTAACGCTAGGC